ATTGAAATTTCTTCTTCAGAAGTATTGCTGTAGATGTATTTTCCAGCATCGGAGTCCCAACGTGGTGTTTCTCCTCGTGCGATTGCTTCAAGGTATTCAGTTGCTTTTTTAGAATAAACATCTTCCCAAGTAAGTTCATCTTCAATCCAAGAAGTCATTGTTTCTTCATTTTCGTGAACAGATCCCGCGTCTTCGTACATAACAGTTTGGATAACTGTGTAGAATGCACCTTTTGGTGTTTTTGCTTTGGTTAATTCAAGGATAATGTCACGACCCGTTGTCGCATCTGTAATATCACCTTTAGCTCTCCAAATAGGAATAATTTTGTCAAGGATTCCTTCGTTTTTGTAATTGTGTTTAAAACGCCAGAATTTAACTCCGTCCGACTCATTATCACGGTCAATTACTTTAACAATATAAAACTTACGTGGTTTATATTGTTTAGCAAGTTCCTTGTCAGAATCTCTACCCGTAGACATAAGAACATCATAAACTTCACTTAAAGGTGAACGCTCATTGTCATTTTTTCCTGGATCATAAAATTTCTGCCATTTTCCATCTACTTGAATCTCGTGAAACCATACTTCTTTAAAAGGTGAAGAACCATCAGGTGTTGGTAAGATTCTTAATCTTTTTTGACCTTGTTTTTCGTTATCCTTAAGTATTGCAGCAAAATACTTTTTCATTCTTTCTTCTTGTGTGAATTTTGCAGTGGAAGAAGAGCCACCTTGTTTTGCATTCTCATACTGAGCCAAAACCGCATCTAAAACATTGTTTGTCGCCATATATATTATTTATTAAAAGTTTACAATAGAAAGTATAGTTAAATTTTGTGTCGCAGTCAACAAGAAATTTTAAAGTCGTCTTGTACGACCTTAAAATTATCTCATCATATTGTTTTCGTCTTCGTCTTCATAATCATTAAAAGAAGTTTTTACTTCTTCTGGTGAGTATTCTTCCACATCATCAGATGTTAAAACATATTCATTTTTACCTGATTGTCTCATTTCTTCTTGTTTGTCAACAAAGAAATCTGATAACTTTTGTTTAAATGGTCCCGAATCTAAACTTCTTAATTCAAGTTTTTCTTCTGGTGTTTTTGGTCTAAACTGATCAAATTTAGTTTCAAGACTATTAATCTTTTGTACCAATTGATCCATTTCACCTAATTTTGATTCTAAATTTGATAATTGTGTAAATAAATTATTAAAATATTCTTCTTGTTTATCTGACATAGTTTTTTGTGTGTCGACAAGGTCTGTAATATCAATTTCTTCTTCGCCACCTTCTTCGTCGGCACCAATTTCTTCCACATCAGCGTCAGCTTCAACATCGATTGGTTCACCTTCTGTTGGTGGTGCTGGTGTCGCGGGTGCACCTGCTGCCGGTGCTCCTGCTGCTGGTGGTGGGACTTCACCACCTATTGGTGCTTCACCTCCTGGGGGTGGTGGTGCTCCTAATTCGTCTCCTGGGGGAGGGGGAACTTGTTCCATAATGTATTTGTTAATACTATTGTATCTTGCAATTTCTTCTAAAATTTTTTGATCTACACTCATCTTATCCGTTCAATAATGTTTTTATTCCAGATTTTGTTTCAACCTGAATTTTTTTAAATTGTTTCATTGTATTATCAACTCTTTCAATTAGACCATCTTTCATTCTAACTGTGTAGCAATCACCAGTATCTAAATCACATACTTCTTTAAATCCATTACCAGCGTCTTTTTCTGACATTCTTGTGTTCTTACCTAAGTAATTGTCCAATATTAGTTTTGTGTTCATATTTTTTTATTTATTTATAAATATCTATTAAAGATAAAAAATTTACTTTATATTAAAATTGGGGTACCACTTTGGTTATATTCAAAATTTAAGTTAAATATTCTATAATAATCAGTTCTTGTTGGGTCTGGACTACCGTCACTTTTAATTGGGGTTGATTTCACATCAAATTTTAAATAATACTTACCAACTTGATCATTAATTGGTTCTCCAAGACATGTTAATTGATCAAAAATTTCATTAAAAGTCATATTAAATGTTTGTCCATCACTTGATACATATTGTGTTCCAAGAGGAATAATTCCACTTCCAGCACAAATAGATGTTGATGCGTTCAAAATAAGTATATCAACATAAAATATTTTTCTTTTGTCTGCTTTAGGGTTTAAACTAATTATTAAACCGTTTACAATGTTTCCAACACTAGCTGAAAGTAATTTTGGTTCAAATAAGAATATCGGAATTTCTGGTTCTTGTGGTGGTTGTACAACTGGTTTTGGTTGATTACTCAAAACAAAACTAACAGCTTCTGAAACTTTTTGGATGTATTCTTTCTTAACTTGTTCAGTTAATGATACCCAAACATTTTTTTCAAACGGAAAATTATTAACAATAAATTCGGAAATAGCAACAATATATGATTGTATATTTGTTACAGAATCTGTTGGTATATTCACAATTTGTGAAACTAAAATTTTTTCTTTATACTTTTCACCCAAAAATCTTATATGTGAGTCAAAATCAGTAAACACAGCATGTGGTTTTTGACCGCTAGAATAATTTACACAAACATAACTATTATTGAAATAACTTTTTGATATTTCACCATAATTAAAATTCAAAGGTACTGAAGCAAAATTATTATTGTAGCTTGATAAACTTTCACCATTTTTACTATTAAGATAAACTAATGAAAATAATGTATTAATAAACGCACTTATTTGTTGTGGTGGTGTTCCTTGTATTGCTGTTTGATTAATAATTTGTGTAATTTTATTATAAGCATCACCAATAGTTATTACTGTTTGAGTTGGTGTCGTTGCCGTATAACTTGTATAAGAAGGATTTAAACCAGTCGAGCAGTTTTGTACTTCACTTGCTTTTGGTTTACTATCTTCCTGTACTTTATTAGTTGCCGCAGAAGTTTCTTTTATTACGTTATTTGTTTCTGTTGTTTTTTTAACTTCTTCTTCTTCTTTAATCCTCTCTTTAATTGTTGTAAGGATATTTGTACTTAATGATTGTAATAGTGAATCAATTGCTGGAATACTATAAAATGGTTGTCTTTGACCTTCTATTGAAGTATCGAAACCATTTTCACTAATTCTATGACTTACATTTGTAATCATATAAGGACCGCTAAACATTGGAATATTTCTAAGGTTAAAATACATTGTTGGTTGTATTAGGGCGCAACCCAACATATCAATAGAACATTTATAACTTCTATTTCTATATATGTTGTATAGCGAAACACTTTGTGAGGCACTTGTTCTATTTCTTGATTGGTTCGCCATTTGGTTTAACATCTCAAGAGATTCTGCTGTTGGTTTTCCGACATCTTGACCGATATCCAATTGTTTAAATATTTGTTGGTTTTGTGGTCCAAAGTCTACATTGAAACCAACTACTTTATTTGATTTATCCCAATTGGTTTTACCTTCTTGGTTTTCAATCAACGGATTGTCACTTGCTCTTCTCATGTCAAAAGCATCGTCTCTAAATCTATAATCAGCATTTTCATTCATTGCTAAATGTTGACTAGTAGCATGCGCATACATTGCAACTATTTTTGATCCAGTTTCACGATAGTCAACAGTTGTGTGTGTCCCAAATAAAGTTTTGGCAAATTCTAAAGTGCCTTCCGGTCTTGGGTTTGGGTTTTTAGACACGTCTTGTACATTGTAGAAATTAGCATAAGCCGGTAAAATCCAATACGTAAATCTATTATCAGAAAAAATAGTATTAACAATCCCCAACATATTATTTGTGTGCTGCCATTGACTTATCCTATCTTTTAATAAAAATATATCAACAAATATTTTCTGTCCAACATCTCTACTTGCTCTATCAACAATTAAAACATCTTCAAATAATGTTTTACTTCGTAGGTCCGCTCCGGCAATCCAAGAATCGTTCATACCTTTAAAGGCGTCCCACATTTCATATCTTGATATTTCACCAAGATATTCTTTAAATTTAACCCCAGTTTGGTTTTGTTTAATGGATATGCTACCTAGTTTGTTTCTAACTGATGTTAAAGTATTATCTAAAATTAAATTCAAATATGTTTCACCATCCCTTATGTAACTATTCATAAGACCAAAAAACTTATTCATTGTTAAAGTTGGGTCTTTTAATTTTTGTGTTGCATACAATTTAATCATTGGAGCATAAAATTTCACATTATTTTCTGTGAACTCCATATCCATATCAATAAAGAAATCTGTAATATATGAACCATTATTTGTATATTCTAATTCTGGTATTTCAGAAAAACCAACATAGGTTTCTAATGCTTTCCAAGTTTCTGGACTTTGTGTTTTAGATTGTGCTAATGTAATTGTGCCTCCTTGTGTTGGTAATAAACCAGGTGAATTTTGTACATAACCGGCCCAGGTGTAAGGATCTTGTATAAAATCTGTTGAAAACGTGTAAAACATTTTTTTATCAAAATTAGATGGATTACCGTATTTGAATACAACTTGGTAGTCCATAAATGTTTCAATTGTTTTTTGAAAAGACTTTTTTTGGTTTTCTGTTATTTCATTTATTAATGCACTTCCGGTTAAACCTTCTGGATTAATCGTCTTAAACATTGTTTTCATCAAGCCTTGGAAATTTTCATATGTTTCTTCAACAGTGATTTCATCTTCCCTTGGTTGTAAATTACTCTCAAAGTCATAAACAGACGTACTAAACAATAAAAATTGTTTTTCAAATTGATCTAATATTTCTGGTGTAAATGTTGTAAATAATTCACTTATTTTTGAATATTTTGTTGGGTCTCCGAAAATTCCAAAGTTTTGTTGCTCTTCTTCGTTTGTAAAAATTTCTCTTATGTATTCGTCTGGTTGTGGTTTTGCTAATTTTGAATTATCAAAATAACCGTAGTTTGGCGCTTTCCAGAATAATCTTACAGCTCCATTGTGGAGTGCAGGATTATTACTTATATTAATTTTCATACTACCATTATTATTAAAACATTCTTGTTTTGCTTGGTTAACATTTGAACCAAAAGATGGTAGAGCGTAAATGGATTTTTTATCTGGTGTAAGGGTATAACAACTCCAAGGAAGACAAATTAATGAACTGTTAGGTGAAAGAATCCCAGGTCCTTCATTAATTAAGGCACTAGTTGTTGGGATCATTCTAAAGTTTTCACTTAATGCGTTTTGTATACTTGAATTTTGGTAGCCGGGTATTGGTTTATTTGTAACAATAAATGGTTGTGCCACGGTTGGTGGTGAAACAACAACACCTTGTACTGGACTTATTATGTATGTTCCGGTACTTCCGGTTGCGCCAGCTAATTGTTGTATTATTGTTGTTCCTGGAGCTAAAGTTGACCCAGACAAAACTAATCCAGGTTCTAAAGCGATAAAGTTTAACGAAACAACCTCCAAAGTATTACCTGTAACATAATACGTTCCTTCAATGTTTGTGGTTTGACTAAATAATTTTGTCCCTTTAAAGAAGACGTGAAAATCATCAAGTAATTTAGGATAAAATCCAGTATTAATAATTGTTTTTTGATTTAATCCTAATGTGTTAACACCATCTAATACGATATCATAATTGGTGCCATCAACTTGTAAATTATATTGTGTTGTTGTCGATGAAAATGCCGGATCATAATTACCAATATAATCTGTGTTATCCCAAATTCCGTCTAAAATATCAACACCATCCAGTTTGAATTTCTTATATCTATGCCAAATTCCACCATACTTTAAAACCCAAGCATATGGTACTTCGTGAATTGCTCCGAATTTTTTTAATGAAGGAAGTATATAACTATTTGTTATTACAGAACCATCTGAATTATATGTCTTATATTTATCTCTTAATGTTGCCAGCGGTAAACTATTTAAAAATAAATAAGCCGCTGCCTTATACGGTGATTTTTCAATTAAACTATATCTAAATTCATATAAACCTTTTTGGATTGCGTTTGTAAAATATGGTGTATTAAATAATGATGTTGTTTGTCTTGCAACAAGTTTACCGTCATAATTTTCATAAACAACATCTCCTTCGGTTGTATATTGTTCTTTAATTTTTCTTTCTTTGTAGAAAGTTTCTAAATTTTGTAAATTAAGTGTTTGATCAAAAACACTAGTTTTATAGTTAAAGTTAACAATAGGTAAAAGGTTGTCTTTGTTTTTTACAAGTTTAATAGATTTGTTATACTCTAACGTATCGCTTGTTTTAAACACATCTACCTTTGATTGGATTGCTTTGCCATTTGCTAAGTGGTCTTTACACCAATCTAAATCAGTTAGTGGGTATAAATCAGTAAAATCATAATCATCATTTATAACAGACCCACCAAAATAATTTATTACTGGTTGTTCATTTGTTAAACCAACATTTGGTAGTGCTTTGTCTTCATCTAATATTGATCCTTTATACATAAAAAATGAAACGTCCGTATCGTTTTTCAAATATGGTGTATTAATAATTCCACGAATAAAGTTTTGCCAACTTTGTCCCTCACCTTGATTTGATATATGTCTTAAAAATCCAGGATAAATTGATGCGTTTATATTATATTGTTTTAATTTTTGAGTTATAAATGGATTGTCATCACTTATTGCTTTAAGTATGTCTGTTGTTTCTGACTCACCAACATATTGTTGTACATTATTATCCTTAATACTTTTTCGATTAAATTTGGAATAAAATGAATTTACAAACATTCTTTCATAAATTTCATAGAAGAATTTTACCTCTTCGGTATTTTGATAAACGTCATTTCCAATTGTAAATTCGGTAGCATTAAAACTAAACCTATTTGGTCTTTCTAAAAAATTACCAGTTGGTCCATTATCAAATTTTGGTGGGCTAACTTGTGTATAACCTCTTAAAAATTCTTCAACAAATTGTACTTCTGGCCAAATTTCTGGATTATACGCGTTAAACTGTAACGCTAAGTCATCATCACCGGGATATGCTAATTCGTATTTTTCTTTACCTTCTTCAAGTGAAGACTTTATAATTTGTGGCCAAGGATAAATCGGTGAATCTAATTCGGCATTTTTATAATCAACACTTTGTACTGTAAGACTTGTGTTAAAAACTGCCTTTTTTCTGTTTGCGTCGTCTCTTAAATCCCAAGCTTTTGTGTGAACATCATCCATCATTCTTAAAAAAGCTTCACCTTGCGCAAAAAATACCGCTAAAACATTTCTAATTGTTGGTTGAAAACCTAATCCATTTGTTGGACTGGAAAACTCGGCTTGAATTTCTTTAGTTATATTTTCTTCAATTTCTTTTTTCTTTATTTCATATTTTTCTTGGATTTTTTTAATCAAATCTTTATATGATTTTGGTCCTTCAAAATATGTTAAACCAGGATATTCCCCAACATTTGAGTAATCGGTAATTTCTTTGTTTAGATCATTTCTATATTTAATATATTCTTCACTGGTACTTAAACCAGAAAATGTTTGTCCAATTCTTTTTTTGTATGTTTCAGATATATTAATATCACCAATATTTACGTTTTGGAAAAACGTACCTATAGTAATTGGTATTGGTATGTCTTTACCGATAGCAGAATTTGATAATAATATATTATTATATTTTTTTATAATTCCATCTAAATCTGTGATTGCTTTTGATTTTTGTTGAGCATCATTAAATTCTGGTTTGTATTTATAAAGAACTGTTTTTTCTTTGTTGTTTTTTATAAAAACATTTTCATCGTCAAACCATCTTCCTTTCCAAGAATTAACACCAGAATACAAATATATTTCACTGGTGTATTCACCTAGCTTAATCAAATAATCCTCAAGTTTATTTAAAACATCTAAATTTTTTTTCTTAAACTTTTCTTCAATTGCTGTTATTAATTTTTCTAATTTTTCCTTTAATTGTAATATTGTTATTTCTGGAAAATTATCATCGATTAACCCTTTTGATTTATATTCAGAATAAAGTTCTTTCATTTTCTGAAGACCTAAACTACTTGTAACTGTTTCAGTTTTTGAGTTGCCTCCACTTGAATTTGTTGTTACTGTTGTTGGTTTTGTTATTGAAAGTTGGTACATAGAAGGAACAGCATACATTGCGGCCCAACTTACCTGACTCATAATTGTATATTTGTAAGTATAAAACTGACAGTTGATTCTAAAGTTATGTGATGAAGGATCAAAAGAGCTTGTAAACGAATGTAACATCAATGGAAGTCTTATTGCTTTACCTAAATAACCTTTTATTGTTAAATAGAAAACAGGATAAGGTAACTGAAAAAATGCGGCATAAGGTGAATTGTTTCCGGCTTCAAATAATGCTCTACCTTTAATGTCTTCAAATGTTATACTAATTACTGGTAAAAAATCTAAACCATAGTCAATATTTATTTGAGTTATACCAAGTAGTCCATTATCGATAGCACCTTCAACGCCGTTTGAATATAAACTTTGATTAATATAATAATCATCAGATAAGTTTGGGTTTTGAGTTACCGTAATTTTTGGTTGGTTCACACCCTTACCTTCTATTGTTCCTTTACCGGTTAATTCGTCAGACCAATTAGTATCTAAAAATTGTTTAAATCCTGGGTTCAAAAAATTAATCTTTCCAACAGATACTGTTTTTACAGCTTCATTTGCTGGAACACCAACGGCTAATTTAGTTCTTGGTATTACCGAACATTCAAGGTTGGCATACATTACCAAATCTTCCTGTCTAATTAACCTATCTTTAACATTCCCATCGTTATCTATTACTTTGTTTGGGTCTATTACTGATATATTTTGGTAATCAAATTCAACTAATATGTTTTCTGAGTTATCTTCCATAGTATAGGAAATGGTTATCTATTGCACTTTTATATTCCTGTACAGAAGTTAGTAGCGGATATGGAATTGTCAATACAGCACCATCTGGTATATTAGTTTCCATACCGGTATATCTTGGGTTTGCTTGCATAATTAACCAACCAAATAGCGGACTATTATAATATTGTTGTGAAATTTTATCTAATCTTGATTGGCCAAATCTATATATATGTTTCTTATCAGATGATTTACTGGCCACATTTACGTATGGTACAACAGTCTGTTGACCATTTTGCAAAAACATTGCATACCTATTATAATATTGTTGTGTCATATTAATTAAATGTTATTTTATCATTAAAGTTATTATCATTATTTATATTATTATCAGAATATGTTTTTTTCAATAATTTTTCATTATCTTTATAGTTATTATCTTTTTCAGTTGAGTATTTCATTTTAGTTTCAAATGGTTCAATTTTGTAATTTTTGAAAGTTTGATATGTCGGACTAGTTTCAAAATCGGTTAAAATTTTTGTTTCAGCATTTTTTTCTTTAATAAAAAGAGTTTTAAGTTCTTCACAAACATTACGAATATCTTCTTCCATTAATGTGTTTTTCTTAACAAGTTCTGTCATTAAACTTTCAACAAATGGTTGGTATTTTGCATCATCAGTGAAAATATTTGACATACATAGATAGAATCTTTCGTCTTCTACGGTGTCAAATTCTAGTCTTAATATTGGTACAAAACTATAATCTTCTGTTACTACCTCTTCATCTAAAACCTTATTTAATGTAAGTCCACTAAGATATTCATCTAATCTATAACCTATATTAGTTTGATAGTTTTCTGCAACTAACTCAAATGGTGTTGGATTTGGTGATGGTGTTGGTGGTTGTAAATTATAAACAACATATTTACCGGTATCTAACTTAAAACCATCAACTTTATGATTAACTAAATCTAATTTTCTAAAGGTTTGTACATAATTTTCTTGGTATTTTGTAATTTCATTTTGTGGTCCTATAAGTGCCTCATTTAATTCATCTAATCTTTCTGTTATTATATCAATTAATTTATTTTTAAGTTGTCTAATTGCTGAATCTGGATATCCATTTGTACTCTTTTTAACTTTTAAAATAATTGGGTTTTTATCGTCTTTTACATCATTTCTAGCTTGTCTAATAATGTTTTCAACGTCATCTTCAACTTTTGTTGGTTTTCCAAAAATTTCAGTTAATACTTTATCAGGATCATATTGTGCTAAAGTTCCTGAAAAATATTTTACATTTTTATATAGGTATTGTATAAAGCCATAGTTTGTAACATTGTTTACAGTTTTTAACTGATCAAAAATTGTTATAAAATAATTTTTAGTGTTATCTGATAATTCTTTAAAGATGTCGGTGTATTCTATTTCACCTTCCTCATACTCACCATTATCAAATGATATTGTACTCAAAATTTTACCAATAGTTGAACCGCCATTGTTATTAATAATGTCTGGTACATCAGCACTAGTTGTTTGAATTGGTGGTGGTGGTGTTTCCTTAACCGAAAGTAGTTTCTTTGCAAAGTCTTCGTCGTTCTTTTTTCCACTTTGATCTGTCGCAACAGCTCTATCATCATATATTTCAGTATTAGCATAAAAATTAAATGATAATGCATTTTGTAATTGTGCGACAGGTTCCGCTAACCCGTGTCCACCAATAAAATCAAAACTCAATGAAACTTTAGCAATCATTGGTTGCACCCCAATTCCTTCTGGGTTAATATCATATATTAATGGGTCATAAGTTATTTGTAGTTGTGTTGGTACTATTTTAGTGTGATAAAAATCACCAACTCTCAATACTAATATTGGTGGTGTTCCAAATGATGTATTCCTTGCGTCGTTATATTTTGGTTTACCGTCTGGACCAATTACCGGTATTGTTTCACCCGGTCTAACACATTGATTAAGAAATGTTAATCTAGAATTTAAACCTTCTGGTGTTGTTGAGTGGAACGCCGGATGGAAATACTTTATCTTGTCTTGGATGCTTGCAAGAACCATTGGTTGATCTTCTTTTATTAAATCAAAATAATCGCATTCAGAAAATAAAAATCTTAATACTTTTTTAGAAATACCTTCTTTTAATTTTTTTGCAGGATCAATTGGTCTTGTCGTCACGGGTGTTACAACAACATCTTCGATTGGTGGGTCACCACAATTATTTTCACAATCCGTTAAGCCGCTAAACGGTGCTGTTGGGTCATCAGTTTCAATACAAATACCATTTACACACTTATATCTTTTATTTACCTGTGGTGTTATTGGTATCGGTGACGGTGACGGTGTTGGGGGTATCGGTGAAGGTGCTGGTGTTGGGGGTGGTTTTGGTTTTGTAACCGAAATTTTATTAATACCGACTCTACGACAAACCATAGCTGGAACACTATACCATTGAGAATTGTTTGTAACAGCATTTAAATTAACATCTTTAATATTGTTAGTACAATTAACACCTTTTCCGGCACCATTATTTGTTTGTGGTATTATATACTGTTCACCACTTGCAGTATATTTAAATTTAACTTTACCTTGACTTTGTAATGTAGCCATTGTGTCATTACCAAGTTTTTGTTTTAAAAACCATTTTTTTACAGAATCATTTCTTCTTTGTGATAAATTATTATTATACCCAACTGAAGCTGGGGCTGACGCTGATCCTTGTAATTCTAAAACTACGGTACCACCTTGATCTATAATTATTTCTTTAAGTTTTGGTAAAAGTTCATCTTTAATTTTTTTAAAGTTGCCAATAATTACTTGGTCAAAAAATGGTATTACTTCTGCTCTTGTGAATACATCACCACCACTACTTACTTTTAAAGGTGCTGAACTTGTATTATAGACAGTTTTTCTTCCTAAATAAACATCGTACCAATATTGATAATCTTGACTATTAGGTACTGTTGTTTCCCAGCTTCCAGATCCAAATGGATAATCATTGTCAAAATAAAAGGCATATCCTTCCCATTCTGTTAATTCGGTATTGGTGATTTCTTGTTCTTTATTCGGTACAGCATTTGTGTTTGATGTGCTATTACTATTGTTTTCTGAAACGTTAACAGCATTACCTGTATTGGCAATAATAGGATTGTCACCACCACCAGAAGACGCATCAATTTGTGGTTCTGGATTTACTGGTATTTCATCTAACACACCATATTTTTCTTCGTCTGTAAGTCTTGGGTCTGCTAATAATTTTTGATATTCATAAAGTTGATTAACAGGAATTGTATTAAATTTAGCGGCTAAATCATATAAATCATATTTCACACAACCAGCAAAAAATGAATCCATAATAGAGTCAACTTGTTCTGGTGAAAACTTATCTAATTGTTTTCTAATAATTGTGTTCATCATAGACGGATGATCAACAACAATTTTCCAAGCTATTGAACCGGTTCTTGTCGTGTTTTTATATGTATGTATTGGTTCTGGTCTACCAAGGAACGATGTTGGGTTCCAGTTAGCTGTTGATGAATCACTAAAAGTTAAATCGTATGGTGGGAACCACATAATTCTTCCTCCGTTTGGTCCTCTTTCACACACTGGTAAATCATCATATGTAAAACCTGGTTGACTTGATGTCCTCCAAGCAAGATTTTCCAAAGAAAACATATATTTTTTAACTTTTTGATCAAATATATTTGTTGATCCAGGATTTCTTAATGGCGCAATGTTTAAATTATATGTGTTATCTAACACTGAATAGTCAAATTTTCTACCGGCAATTGTAATACCATCTGTTTTTTGTAAATCACCATAAGTAAAATACGGTGTATCCTTTTGGAAAACTCTACAATATTCTCTTCCAACTTCCGAACCTTCAATTCCTATTGTTTCTGAATCGGTTACACTATCATAATAAGCAATTACTTGTGAACCTTTCGTCATTTCTTTGTATCCATCATTAAAGACTTTGGATACTTGATTAATTGCATTTCCTACGTGTTGTAATCTTTTTGCACCAGTAACATTATCGGCAGCATTAATTAATCTTTGTGTATTATCTAAAATGGAACCACCTTTAAATTCAAAACCGGTTGATTCTGTATCTGCGTTAAATTCTCCTTTAACTGCGTCAAATTGTTTATCTTGTGGTTGTACTGGGTCACCGCCAGGTGCAACCTTGAATCCTAAGTTATCTTTATATTTTGGTGAAACCCAAGTAAATTGTCCTGTTATTCCACCTTGGTTTGAATATGATTTTCCGGCTAAACCAAATTTAATTTTATCTTCATTTCCTTCGTAAAGTTTACCTAAACTATCAGGACCATAAACTAGACTTGGTTGTTGATTTCCAAATCTATCAGTAGGAATTTCATTTGCGGGTGAATTTATTGTTGATGGATCGGCTTGACTACTACCAACGTAATACCCACTACCACCGTCCTCTGTGTTTCCACCTAAAAGATTATTAATAGCATCTGTAACGCCAAGTATTAATCCTTTATCATAATTTGGTCTATAGATGTTATACTGAATACTTCTAAATAATACAGATTTTTGTCCGTAACCGGTATTCTCTAAAAATAAAACCGAAGGGTTTTTGTAATTTGGTAATAACGAACCTAATGCACCACCAGTTAAATTATTTACAACGTTAAGAGCTCCTTGTGTTTGATCATTTTGACCTTGTAATGGTTTTGTAAAATAATCACCAGGAATCAATGATACTGGAAAATAAGTACCGCTTAGTCTGTTTGCAAAAGAAACGGCGGCTAATAACGGATTTTGCGGAATTGTAATTTTCCAATTTTTATTAATTAGTGGTTGTTGACCGCTTGCAACAAGTGACGCTTCAAATGGATCTTGTAATGAATCTAAATTTACAATACTATTAATTGTATTGTTAACCTCATCTGCAATTCTTTTTTCAAAAGCTTCTTTTAATTTTTTCGCACCAATTTGTGCTAGTAATGAATCTTGTGATAGTGGTCCTGGTGTTCCCGTTGGATTTGAAGATGATAATATTTCAAAAGGACTATATATTGAATATAAAAAATTAATTGGTACTGATTGAAATACACTACCATTAGATGTTGCATATGGTGAAAAGTATTGTAAGTTATTAAAATTATCAGTAATAATTACTAAATCTTTATAACCACTTTCTGGTCCATAAACATTTTTTATGTATGCCGAATCAATATAAAATTCATTAACTAAATCTATTTCTGCGTTGTCTTGTCCGTATTCACCTTGATTTGGTGTTACTGGTAATGGCTCACCATCAGTTGATATAATATTGTTATAACCACCTTCTGGTCCATATTCATTTAATGTATAAAGTTGGTTTGCTTGTACTGTAGTCCCAATTAAATCATTCGGCGAATTAATGACTGAACTATCATTCATTGGTGATACTTCGTAATTTACATTTCCAGATGGTGGGCTATAAGCCCCTGGGACATTATAGGGTGTTAAATTCCTGCCCATTAGGATATTCCTAAATGTAGCTGTTGAATTAAACGATAATGAACTTTCAGACATTAATTTTAATTTTATTTATAAATAGATTATAAATAATTTTTTTGAAATGTAATTAAGAGTTTATTGTGGTTTGTACCAGGCTGGTATTAAATTATTATTGGTTTGGATGTCATTAATCTTTTTAATAAACTCAGCCATTTTACTTGGGTCTTTGTAATATTCAGTGATAGCATTACTCATTAAAGTTGTTAATGCGTCATTTCTTATTGCAGGATCCATTGTAACATTAATATCAATCTTATTTGTTAAATCAATTTTAGACTCTGCTGGTTTGTTTTGAGTGCTTGATGGTGTTGTGTTGTTCACAACGCTATTTGAACTAACCGCATTATTCGAATTGTTTATTGCGGTATTGCTTACACTACTTGTAGATTTTGTATTTTCTTTTCTGAATAATGTTTCTAATTCTGGTGAATTAGTTTTAAAATCTGTACCCATTTGTTCAAAAAATTGGTCACTTGTAATTGTACTATAAGCTTTACCTAATGTTTCAAGTGTTGATGATGCCAAATCTTTTAAGTCTTCGACACTACTCACATTTTTTATTTTCTTATACAGAGTTTCAACTTCAGTTGTTACTCCAGCAACTCTATCACCAATAACACCTAATCCAACTCTTATGTTTTCAGATTCCCTATATTCATCTTTTACGATTCCTTTTGGTGATTCTGGAGCTTCAAATCCAGCTTTTCTAACACCAGTTGTTATTGCCTCATATCCAGTTTGCATTAATGAAGTTGTTGCAGCTCCAAAACCCATAGCAGTCAATGTTGCTGATATTTTAGCGTCAATTGATTGTAAAGAAGAAAGTTGGTCAATTGCAAGTTCCTCCATAGATTTTCCTTGTAATTCTTGAGATTCTTTTAAAGATTGTATTTCGTTAACTTGTAAATCTGTAACTTCTTTCATTACATATTCTCCAGTCCATTTATCTTTTTTACCAGTTTTTTCGTCTACCACAAATTGTTTAACCTTAACTTCAGCAATACCTTGTTTATTAATTTGAGCCATAGTTGCAATCATTTCCCTATCTTCTTTTGATGTTCCAGGTGAAAATTTGATTTGTTTCATTTTATAATCTAAATTTGCGGCATTTAAAGACATTTTTGCTAGTTCACCACTCGTCATACCTAAAGCTTCTGCAACTTCTCTTAATCTTCTTTTTTCTCCGGGCATAATTTGAAACTCACCCAGATTTTTATTAAAACTTACAAAATCTTTTGACATTTTTACAATTTGATTTTGTAGTTCAGTTGGGTCATTTGCCGATAAATCCATTAACTTTAGTGGGTCTGTTAAAGCACTTGTTTGAACACCTAATCTTTGTAGAGAGGCTGCCATTTCTATTGCACTTTCTGGGTTAAAGGCTTTTTCTGTAATTTCAAACATTTTACCCATATCTATTCCGAGTTTAGATGCTTGAACTGACATTTTAGCAAGTCCTTTAACACCACCATCAAAATTATATAAATTCATTACGCCGATATTTTTTGTTACTTTGTCGGCAACATCCCTCACAATAGCACCAGATTCTTTTGCTACTTTTGTTACATCCATCATTTTGTCGGCAACACCACTTAAATTAACACCAACACCTCTAAATGATGATGCTAAGTCTTTCGCACTAACACCGGTTACTTTAGCGGTTGCTGCTAGTTCTGCCATTCGTTCGTCACTAATTGATATGTTAGTACCAAACACAGAAGATAAATCAATATATTGTTTTTGAACTTCACCAATTGATAAACCTAGTTCAGCAAACTTTGGGGCACTGTCTGCAATTAATTTTCTAAACTCATCTGCTTTTTTTGAACCGGTACCTAAGGCTTCATTAATTTTTGCACTTTCTTGATCCAAAAATTTTAATCTAGCTAGATTGCCTTCTAATGATAATAAATCAGTAATACTACCCTTAATTGTTTGCATTACGGAACCTACTGTATCTGCAACACCTAAAACACCATTTTTAGCGGCTGTTGTTAATAAGTCTGAATATTTGGTAGCATTTTGTAAAGTTGCGGTATTGTTAGCTTCGACTTGGGCTAATTCCAAATCGGCTTTACTTGTTTTGGCGCTTTCATCAAACATCATTGGATTCTAGTTTATTGATAAATACTTTATTGTTGATTTTGTTCTGAAATTTTATCAATAACATACCTTCTGAAATATGTTGGCATAATCAGATAGTCACTATAAGAAAGTTTTAACATTCTAGCTAAATAAATGTATTCGTCAATAAGTCTTAACTTATATTGAGAAGAAAGGCCGAAAAAACTCCACCCCAAAAGCAATAGATACTACTGCTCTTTCTCCAGACGGGGCTATAACTTCTTTTGATAGATCAAGTCTAGGTTCGTTTTCAAACATAAAGTTTCTAATATACTTGGAATCAGAAATAGGCATTGATTCAACAAATTTTGCAATATCACCTTTGTTTGCTTTTCCGTCCAATTCAACAATAAGTTTATTAAGTCTTAATGTAACTGTTGGTTGGATTCTTCCTTGTGGGTATGACTCTAATGTTCTTTCTATTTCTAGATAATCCCTCATATTTAAAGGTTTTAATTTGACCGTTGATTTACTCCTTGGTAAGGTAACAGTAAATGTACCGTCACTATCTGGGTTTACTGAATTTTTTTTAATATTTAATTCATCAAGAACAATTGTAGCATCAAATAATTTTCCGGTTTGTGGATCTGGAACTGAAACGACATATTCTGGTCCAAAAGATGTATTTCTTAAAAAAAGTAATATTGCCTCCAAATCACCGTCTAATAATTCTTCTGGTCTTAAATCTGGTTCATATAATTTATTTCTTAATAAAGGTAATATTAATGTTTCTTTAATGGATTTATTGCCGTCCATATTAACCAATATGTTTTCATCAGCAGCCGTTAGATATCCAACCTTAACACTTTTCTTTTTATTTGGATAGAAGATTCCTCCAGACGGTAGCGGTACTACATCGTGTGGTAAATTAAAATTCATTTGTCCATAATCATTAACATTAGTTTCCATATTCTTTTTTATTATAAAAATATCTTACTTATGTTTTTTGTAAATAAAAAACCCACATAACAAAAAATTATGCGGGTTTTAAATATCATTTGGAGTAAATTAGTATACTAAAATACAACGGTCCATACGAAGTGTTGCCGAAATATCAGCAATTGCATCCTGTGAATAAGATAAAGAACCAAAGTTCAAGTCTGTCATAAATGTACCTTCTAAAATCCATTTTTCAACAACTACCCCAGTTGGGTCTAACATTTCTAAATCAACATTCTTTTTGTATCCAGCGGCATAACCCATACGACCGGTAACTGATTCAGCACATAGACGCATCCATTCCATTAATGCTTGTGATGCAGACGGTCCGATTGGGTCTCTAAATTTAACAGTAATTGGATCCCAGTTAAATCTACCAGCAACATAAGTTGATGTGTTTAAAAATTGAATTTCAGTTGAACCTACTTTAATTGATGGTCTTGATGCGCTTTCAACGAACCACTCGTTAATTCCTAAACTTGAAGGAAACCTAACGATAAACCTGTTCTGCCTTTTTGGTTCATACGGAACTGGCATTTTCATTAATAAATCAGCCATAATTATTTAATTTTTTTTAATTGTTTATTTTCTTTATTTGATAAATATATCTTTATGAAAAATTTTTCTATTTACTTTGACTTTTTTTCAAATTATATATTCTATTATAAATACTACTTTAATAATTAATATATTAGTTTATTAATATTCTTTCTTTTCTCCTCCTGCTGTTAAATAAGTCTTTAATATATTATCTTTTTTTTTATCAAAATGTTTTTTCATAGATTCTACATTTCTTACATCATCATCTGAAAATCCAATAAATGGTGTGAAGTAATTACTAATCTTATTTTTCATCATAGCTTTTGTTTGCAAATTCCTTGAAGTTAGTTTTACATAATCAACAAACTCTTCCATAGCATTTATTTTTGCTTGCTCAGGATTAGTTGCCGAACCTTCACCAAATGAAACTGGGTAAAATCTACACATATCAAGATAAGACTTTATTAATTGATCTTTTGTTAATTTATCTTCATCCGCCAAATTTCTATATTTTAAGAGGTTTTTTGCTAATAGATTAGAATTAAGACCATGCATATTTTTCTTTATTAAATTATATACCCCTTGTTTTAATATACTTGGTGTATGACCTCTTGCTGTTACAATTGAAAATATTGAACCGTTATTAACTGCTTCTATAAAATCAGACCAAGCGGGCCCAGTAGGTGCTTTCATTGCGTCTTCCAAGAATTTTTTGTCCCCAGTAACTCTAAAATCTCTAAAAGGGTCTTCATCAAAGCCCACAATAGTATGTCCCTCATATCCAAAATCTTCATTTCCAATTAAAGTTCTATATTCAGCAAAATCTTCGGTCGACATACCAACAGATTTGTTGTTATTATCTTTCAAATAAATTTTTGTTGGCATATACATTAGGTTATCATCCCAGTCAAAAGCATAGTATTTCATAACTGGTGTATGAGCATCATCAATAATTTCATTGATTATTTGTCTAACTAAATTTTTGTAATTCATATTAATAAATATTACATAAAATAAAAAATGGGGATCAATGACCCCCACTTTATAATAATCTTTAATTGATTATACATCATCAAACGACGCACCAGTTGGTGTAATGTAGAATGTAATATCAATAAATTCTAAAGATTTTGTAGGTTTAATATAGATTTTACCAACCATTTGGTTTTTATCTAAGTCTTCGGTATCATTTGATACTGTTACTCGGAAATCATATAAACCTCTATCTCTTCTTATTGAATCTAAAATTGGGTTAACCGCATTCAAGAAGTCTTGTCTTACTTGTTGGTCATTTTGGTCAAACAACAATCTTACAGAAACAGCAGAAATTAATTTTCTTGCTTGTAATAACAATCTTCTTACGTTGATTCTATCAAGGGCTGATTCTCTTACTTGAAGTGTTTTATTACCCCAAATTACAGTACCTACGTCAGCAAATGTTGCGATTGGGTTAATTCTACCAAGATAAAGAACGTCTCTATCTTCTTGTGTTAACTTCTTACGAGCTTTAATTGAATTTACAATACCACGAGTATAACCCGCTGCCGCAAACCAAGGGAATGCAATATTATCAGTAAGTGCCAAGTTTCTTGTAACTTCAGCAGTTGCTGGAATATAGATTTGTGTATTGTTTACACTATCTCTTGTTAACACCCAAGGATAATATGTTGCAGTATAGTTAGAGTCAATACCTGTTTCTTCTAACAAATCAACAGCTTCTTGTGGGTAGATAAAGTTATCACCTTCAGTTGTTGTTGCAACAAACATATTGTAATCCGGCATTGTTGTAATATAAAGTGAATCCGCTCTTTCATTTTCAACCATATCGATTGTTGTTTCAACAAGATTACTATTGTTATACAAATCAATACCTGGTGTTGTTAATATATTGATATTTACAGCTTCTGGGTTGGCAAATGTTCTAATACCTAATAAGTAAGCGTAGTAATCTGTATTACCATATTCAACACTTCCATCACCGATTGCAATTTGTTTAAACAATCCATTTCCTTTACCTTTAGGGTATCTTAAAGATGAACAAGCACCATTTAAGAATCCTGTTCTACCTAAAGTATATTTATCAGCATTTGTTCTGTATTCTCTATAGATATCCCAACCATCAAATCCACCATAAACCATTACTGTGAATTTTCTAGCGTTTAATCTGTAGTAAGGATCAGTTGGGTCTGTAGGTTCTGAAGAAAACGTAGCATCACCAACTTCAAAAGCTGAAGTACCACTTGAAGCAAAAGCTCCGGAAATTGTAATACCACTTGCAAGTTCGTCCATATGGAAACCTTTAGTTTTGAAATCCCACTCAAATGGTTCACCAGAACATAAGTTAAATGGTTTTCTTTTTCCTTTATATTGGAAGAAATCTGTATCGACACCCCAGTAAGAACCTAAACCTAAGTATGTTCTTCTAACGTTGTCTCCACCACTTGTGAACGCATCATCACCACCATTGGATAAACCAAAAGGAGGGTTAAATACTAATTCACCTGGTAAGAAATATTTAGTTTTATAAACTGGGAATGGTGATCTTCCACCTGGATATTCTCTGAATGTATAACCTTCAAAACCACAAGGGATTGAATCTATTGGTGCGTCTTCATTAATTTCAACAAGGACGTATCTAGACTTTAATTCATATTCACCATCTAATGTACCAATTTTTTTAGCAATAAAGTTATTTTCTTGTGGGTTCATTGAACAGTTAGTGAATTTTTCCAATACAACTGGGTTAGAATCACTATCAAAATAATCTCTAATTAAAACTGTAAACGTTTCATTGTTAAATGATAAGTCAGCTAATGAAATTTTCACTTCGGTGTTTGCACTATTACCGTCCGAAATTGTATAGAATTTAAATAAGTTATAAACCTTTGTACCTCTTAATTCTGATACAACCCAAGGTGTGCTTGGTGATTGGAATTTTTCTAAAAAGTAACCAATACTATTTAAGTCATTACTTTGAGCACCTTCACTAGTAACTAATTCAGCACTTAAACCTCTTATATAACCTTTGCTCCACGCATAATTAAGTAAATTTAAATACGATTCTTCGACCATTAATGGAACTTGAGTTCTTGGTTTTTCAAAATTACCACGACCAAATACTTTATTAATGTTTTTAGCATCACTATTAGATAATGAAACTTCAAAATCAAATTCTTTACCGTCGTAGTTAGTAATACCAACACTAAATGGTAAAAATGGATTTTTAAGTACACCACTATACTGACCAGTCATATCTATTGTAACATCTGTAATACCAGTAACTTCATAGATTGGATTTGTTCCATCTGAATAAGGTGAATTACCTCTTGATCTCAATGTTGTTACAACTAAATCATCGTATTCAGTAAATGAACTTCCAGTGTAATAATAAATCACACCCACAACAGAACCTGTAAAACACACATTTGGTATTGGTGGTACTGTTGTTGTAGTTGTTACTGGTAAAATTGGGTCGCAAATAAATTGTATAGTAATTGTAACATCATTAGGATCTAATTCGATAGGATCACTAGATACTAAATTACTTACTGAACCAGTACCAGCTAATCTTTGATAATCGTCGTTAGGGAAACTAACAATAGTACAACCACTAACCTCACCGGCTTCAATTGTTACAGAATCACTAATTAATATTGGTAATCCACTTGTAACGTTTATTGTTGTATCAAATGATAATGTTACATCATTTGTAACTGGTAGTGTTGAAGATAAACAAAATTGAACGACAATTGAACCTGGTGCAACACTTACAACTAAATTATAAGGACCAAAATTTCCAGTCGTTGTTGTCGTTGTTATCATATACGGAATGAATGGATTTTGTAAACTTGTATATGTGTTTGTTTGAACAAGGTTATCAACCGATGAAAAGAATGAAAACCCTGAATATAAACTATTTCCAGCATTTTGAAACAATGCATAATACCAAGAATCGTTTTGTGGTGAAGTTGGGTCTGAATTTTCAAAAACAACATTATCAACCGCAAATACATTTGTTTCCGCAGTGTAACCACCACCATATAAAGTATTATAATCTGCTTGTGGTATTGAACCAAAATATCTTATAAAATTATTTTGTGCGGCAGTTGGATTACTACTATTAATAACATCAGAAATTAATGCGTTAATTTGTGTTTGTAGTGTTGATAAATCACCATCAAATTCTTCATACGAAGAAGTTAGAATGTTTTGGATGTCGCTTGGGAAACTTGTTAAGTAACTAACAGCTCCTGTGTTTAGAGTACACGCACTAAATTCTACGGTAAATGGTAATTCTTTTTTAATCACACAAGCTGGTTCACATAAAACGGTACCAGCACTTAAACACCAATAATCTAATGTTTTAGAGTCCAAGTTTGCTTTAGTTAAAATAGACCAAGAAGGCCCAGCGTCATATCCAGATAATCCTAAAATTCTGGTAACAAACAATTGATTTGATTGTTGTAAATACGCTTTAGCGATATAAGCAGATTCATACTTTGGAATCTGTGTGTTTACGAATTTATCTGGTGATGTTCCACCAAAATAAGATTGGAATTCGTCGTAGTTTCTTACAAAAATTGGTTCAAATGCCGGACCTTTAATTGTTTCTCCGACTATCCCTAGAGTTGTAACACCAACGCTTTGAGCAACAAAACTCAAATCAACTTCTGATGTATAAACTCCTGGTGATACAAAAACTTTACTGTTAGTAGCCATTGTCTTTATTTAATTTATTCATTTATTTTAATATAAATATTAACGTTTTAGCCAAAAACTTTACTTATTATAAACTATTTATATTTTGGTATGATTTTTTTCTACCTTTTTTCTACCTATGTCAGAACAACTAAAAAAGATAAAAAATTTAAAGATTGATAAAGACGTTCACGATGTCTTAAAAAAATATTGTGATAAAAGGGGACTTAAAATGTATAAATTTTTAGAAGGTCTTATTTTGGAAAAATGTAAAGAAAAAAAAGATATATACGGTGAAGATTAATTAAGAGACTCAACGTATACTAAACTAGCCACTTGTGTTGCGTCTAGTCTAACAATCTGAAATAAAATTGTATCATTTGTGTTAATTTGTATTTCAGTTAAATCATTTCCGTAGTAATCCCCATTTATATAAACTTGGAATGAACTAATGTTATTTGATTGGGTTAAGTTCATTTTAAATGTATAATTAAATAATTCCTCAACCTCATCAGTTGTTACTGGAAATACAACATCATAAACCGTTGGTTCTGGTGGTTGTGCTCTTTTTTGTCTTCTTTTTTTATACGGAGTTTCGGTTTCAAACAACTGGAATGACCTAGTAATAGCAGGGCTAACCTCAAATTGGTCTTCATCTATTAAAAACCCCATCATTGTAAATTCATACTTTTGTATATAGTATTTTCTTTTTTCCAAATCCATAACCGACTCATCCGTTATGTTATTCATTTTAATTGGTATGTAATGTCCTTTAATTGTTTGATACGATTGAAGTGATGAAAATTTTTCAATAACAATTTGATTAAATTTATTAACCTCACGCATTCTATTACAGATAATAGCAACAGTATAAGTTATATCAACTGGGACTGGTTGTGGTATTTTATAAATGTCATAACCATTTTTATTTCCATCCCAAGTTGGTACCTTAGCATAAAAATATAATCTCCTATTAGGTATTGTGTAAACTA